TTGTTCTTGAGCAGCGATCTGTCCCTGACGAGCCTTCTCAGTAGTCAGTTTAGATTCTTCAAGGGCCAGTTCCCGAGCCTTCATAGCAGCCTGCTGAGCCAATGCAGGGTTAATACTCTGCAAAGCCTTAGCATACTGCATCATGCCATCAGCAGTGCTAGTGTCAAACTGAGTAGCCAGATCACGCATCTTAGAAGCCTGAGCCAGCATAGGGTCTTGAACACCAGCAGCCCTCATCAGTCCTTGACCTACTCGACCAGCATACTTACCCACATTAGCGGCTAACTGCTGCTGTACGGGCATCTGAGCAAACTGCTGAGCCTGTGCGTCACGGAGGTACTGGATAGCCTGCTTAGGAGGCATGCCACCTTGAACCAAGGTAGCCAGTTGTGTCATCATGTCAGTAGCCATTTAACCTCCGAATAACTTACCGATCAAAGCAGCGACAGGATCAGATAACTGATTGATAGCAGTACTGCGGGTAGCTGCGTTAATTGCATTGGCTTGCTGTTGTCCTTGTAACTGCATCTGCGCAGCTTGTGCAGCGGTTGCAGCAGCAGAAGAACCTAAGCCTTGACCAAGAGTCAGCGGTTGCAGAGCCTGCTGTTCAACACCAGTAGCAGCTTGGAAGGCACCAGTGAACGGAGCCAATGCTTGATTCTGAAGATTGTAACCAGCGCCTTGTAAGCCAAGAGCACCAGACATAAGGCCTTGACCGAAGCGAGCCTGTTCCATACCTTGTTGTTGAGCCGAGGCAGCCAACTGAGCATCCTGCTGTGCAAGAGCATTGTAATAAGCAGCCATCTCAGGGTTCGTAGCAGCCATATTACCGGCAGCAGTAGCACCCGTAGCAAGACCACTACGGCCTGTCTGGAATAGACGATTACGCACACCAGCAAGCTGTTGCTCACGCTGAGGAGCCAGTAGAGCCTGTTGCTTGCTCATCCAATCAGCAGCGGCTGCTTGAGGAGTCTGAGCGACATACTGACCACCTAGGTTGAACAAGCCTTGAGCGCCTTGCTGAACCTGCGGGAAGAACTGTTGAGCCTGCTGTGCTTGCTGTAGAGCACCACCACCGATGCCCAGCAGCGACTCACGCATAGCTGCCACATCAGGAGCAGCTTGGTAGCCAGCACCGATGAGTTGACCACTAGGATCGTACTCAAAGCCACTACGACCAAAGCGAGTAGTTACGCCTACAGGCCTAAACTGAGAGGCTTGAGCAGCCTGCTGTCCTGCCTGTTGAGCAGCATCAGCAGCCCTATTAGAAGAATAGATAGAACCAAACAGTCCTAAGACATCGCCAAGGGTAGCCATTAGTAGGTTCCTCCGTTAATAGTTCCTGTGTAGGTTCCAGATGCTGAGATATTAACTACAGAAGTAGTACCAGTGAGCGTAGAATCATTAGCGTCTACCTTAGAAGAGATAGCAGCAGCGATAGCTACAAACTCAGCATCAATTTCAGTTCCTTTAACCTTCTTAGAAGGATTACCTGTTGCCAAGGAATCCTTCACTGCAAAGTTAGTTGTTTTTGTGTAATTACTCATGCTGTCTTTCCTGTCTTAACATATATGTCTAGTTTTTGGATTGAAATTGCATTGGTATTTACTACAGTCTCTAATCCTAGCTGAATAACTTTACCTTGACCACCTACGTTAACAGCAATGCTGTTCAGTGACGAAGGAGTAAACTCAGCAATGCCATACTCTGCAACACCATATTCAGAAGGCACACCAGCAGGAATTGAGAAGGAACGATAAGTGTAGTTGTCTGTGAAGTCATAGCCAATGTTCAACGACACAGTATAACCCTGACCTCCTACAGTAACAACACCGACTTTCTTTAGGATCTTAACAACAGTGGGAGCACCAAAGTCAAAGTAGTTGGTAAAGTATCTCATGTTGTAGGTACTGGTATTATCTAAGTATCCTGTATGATACCCGATGTATCCAGCAAAACCCATGAGCAATTCTTTATCTTTTGTATAGCAAAAAGCTGTAGGATCTAGTGTCCAAGATGTTGCCCTAGCTGCTCCATTCTGAAGCATTGTACGCATATCAAAGCAATATGTCAAGGATGAATCACTAAAAGATAACAAATAGAATGCTTCTTTTTCCGAGTAAGCAGCTTTGATAGTTGCAGGAACAGCCCCAGCAATAGTGCTTACTAAGTCATCACGGATATTAGAACTCAAATCACGCATTGGTGATGATTTCTCTTGGATCACTCGCATCAAAGAGCGTACACCATTGTCCGACAAGAAGATGACATCAGTACCGGTATTGATTACCGAATCCCTAGCGATACAGCCCACACCAGTGATAGCATCCTGAAGACTCATTGCAGCAGGATCTTGAGGATTGTTGTAGATCAGAATCTGACGCTTACCAAAGACAATCAGGAATCCGTTATGGGCCGCTAAAGCAGTAATCTCATCAGACCCATGAGGCCAAATCTGTGTAATGTCTAGAGTACCGCTAGAGCCTGTGCTAAGCACATAGCCCAGAAGGAGATCAGAGAACTGAATCAGAGATTTGTCAGAAGTAGTTGATGCTGACCATGTGCGACCATAGGCGCTGATAACACTAGCAGCAGACTGAACAGTGCCTAAGTATCCTGTCTTCTCAGACACCCTACGGTACGTCACAGCAGACACAGTAGGATCAAAGATCAAGGGATCATGTCCAGACTGATACAGATACAGAATGTTGTTCAAGGAACACATCTGCCAATGACTATCACTGATGCCTGGAGCAACACCACCACCGCCATAAGTTAACTCAGACAGCGTAGAACCTACGAGCTTAAACAGCTTGTTATTGCCTGCTGCTACAGTGTATGTAGTGCCATCTTCAGTGATTAGCTGTCCGATGCTTTTAATTTCAGCAGACCCTAAAGCACCTAACGTAGAGTGTTTAGGTAGCCAGCCTTTACGAGCACCAATACGACCAAACTTATCAATTACACAATTCTCAGCAGTGGTTGCAAATCCTGACTCCAAGGTTACTGAACTTTCTTGTGTGTTCAGTCCTTGAAAGCCAGGGGCGGCGATGGTATTAGTTAATAGTTTTGCAGCCATTAGATGTCCGTCCAGACAACATCCTCATTGTACCTGTTACGCTCCAGTGCAATAGCATCAGCCAAGGCAAGACGATACTGCTGATAGAGTTCCGCAAAAGGTTGTCCTGAGTCTTCACCACGCTCTGAGATAGCCTTAGCATGCGCTAAGAGTACAATCAAGTGAGCAGGAACTTTAAGGACATCTGCATTGGCAGACAAGTCTACTTGAGGTACTTTTAATTCAAAGCGAAGACTATACACATTGTCTGGAATAGGCCAAACCTTGACAACAGTATCGTCACCAGAGACACCATCGTACACATAGTACTCAGGTGCCTTGCTCATCGTAGGACTGATATAGAACTGACGATTCATCCATGCTCTAGGAGCCTGATCAAGAGCATAGTCACTGGTGTCGTTAAGAACATCACCAGTGGTGAATCGTTGTCCTGAGCCTGTTAAAGTATACGCACTCGTTCCTGCCACTGTAGGGATTACAATAGTCTCAGACAGGCAATTCCAGTCATGTGCGTCTTCAACTTCTCGTTTAGCGTCATTGACTAAAATACCAATAAGACTACTATAAGGAGTATCCGACACACTAGATACTTCATTTTCCCTAAGCCTTACAAGTACATTGTTAACAAGTTGTAAGTAAGTAGAAGACATGCTGTTCCTTCAGTTATTTTTGACTTAAAGGCTGAGTGGTTACAATGCGTAGAAGAGTCACAGCAACAGCGATTGCACAGCCTACAGCAGCTTGTCCCCAAGGAGGAATCGGTAAAGCAAACACGAATCCTTGGAGGACACTAAGAACTGCCAACAACAGTGCAAACAGAACTGTCTTGGATTTTAACATTTGAGATAAATTCATATTTGCTCCAGTGCAGCCACGCGGGCGCGGAGGGATTGAATTTCGGCCAGCAGAAGCGGCACCAGCGAGGACACATCGATCTGCTGGAACTTCGGCGTTCCGTCCTCGTTGACCTCATCCTTGACGCCGCTGACCGCGTAGGGGGTAACTTCCTGCGCCTCGTGCGCCACCAGCATCGGGCGGCTTTGCGTTGCGCCCTTCATCCGGCCTTCGTAGACCTTCAGCGCGTCGATAGTTGCGCCGGGATCAGCAACAGGGCCGAGGATGTCCTTGGCGCGATAGTCGGAGGTGGTGTTGTACCGGACCAGCCCGCCAGCGCGGTTGTAGTCGATGGAGCCCCGCAGCGTGAGCGTGCCTTCCGTGTAGAAGTACTGGAACAGGTTGTCGCCCGTGGTTGCGCTGTTCCATGCCATCAGCGGCGCATAGTTGTTCTGCGTCGTCTTGGCACCCAAGGCGTTGTTGTTTGTTGCTGCAAGGATTTCAGTCCGAGTGCTGACGAACGTGGGGCTTGCCAAGCCCACCAGCAGGTTGGCGGAAGCATCCAGCCTCATCGCTTCCGTGAAAGTGATCGCGTTGCCTGCGGTGCCGGATGTGTTTGTGACAGACCAGCGGTGAGAGGCATCGGAAACTATTTCGTAGAGCGCTGCCTTGTCTGCGGTTACGTTGTAAAGATATTGGTTTGCAGTGGAGCTACCACGAACATTCCAGCCAAAGAACGACTGTGCAGTACCAGTTGTTTGCTGACCAATGGTCGTGTAGTTGCCGAACTGCATTGTTCGATAAATGCCTTGAGCACTCGGCGTCACCCCCAAGCCGAGGTTGCCGGTGGCGTCGAGGCGCATGCGCTCGGTGCTGTCAGTCTGGAAAATTAGTGTCCCTGAAGTAGCGCCTTTTGCGTTCAAAACGCTTCCAGCGTCGTTAGTGCCAGCAATCACAGACGTCGATATTTCTAGACCACGCCCCGCAACTTTTCCAAACCGGGCCTGCACAGAATTTTCTGCCCCAGAGACGTCCAATCTTTGTGCAGGCGAACTCGTCCCAATTCCAACATCACCAGTAACAACCAAAGAAGAAGGATTAGTACCAACTTCAACAACAGTACCGCCAGAATTCTTAGTGAACAGTCGCTTATCAGTAACGTTAACAGCCAGTTCACCCTGAACAAGAGCACCAGTGCCCGGCACAGCAGCAGCGGTGCTACTATTCTTTGTAATCAGTGTTGCCATTTAACCTCCGAATTTACCTTCATACCATTGTTGCAAGGGAGTAGCCACATCTCTAGGAGTTTGAGGCATGTAAGTGTTGTAGTATTGTTGGATTGCTCTGTAGTAGTCTTCATTGCCCTGCGGTACAGTTGCTGTAGGAGCTACAAAGGGACGCTGTGAAGTTCCACCACCGCCTCCAAACAAGCCAGTACCTGATAAAGCAGCAAAGGCTTTTAAGGCATTCATCACATCGTCTAATGATAAGCCAGTATTCTGTTTCTCAGTCCTGGTTGCTTGATCTTGTGTCTCTACACCACCACCAGAAGGTTGAGAAGGAAGATCAGTGCTTACACCCGTTGTTGGGACTGAAACAGGTTCTTCTTTCTTGGCTGTAGTTTCAATTACTTGATCAGCAGGAGGTGCTACAGGTGCTTCAACTACAGGATTAACAAGAGCAGCAATTGCATCTTCAAGATTATTTTGAGTTTCTTTAGTTCCAGGGACTTCAACTACTTGCTCAGCAGGAGCCAGAACTACAGGAGCAGGCTCCGGTGCTACAGGTGCTGGTGTAGGTGCTACAGGAGAAGCAACAGCAGCTAAGATGTCTTCTAGTGTAACAGTAGGCTGCTGGCTTCCAGTAATAGTTACTTGCTGCTCCAATGGTGGCAAAGGAGCAGACACAATCTCAGGCTGTGATGCCACAGCAGCGGGGATAGCAGCAGCTATGTCAGCAATGCTGGCTACAGGAGCAGCGGCAGTAACCGAAATAGTCTGTAGTGCTTCTGGGGCCACTGGAGCAACTTCTACAGGTGCGGGTGGTGGAGGAGCTACAGGAGCAGCAGCTTCAGTGAATAGACCACGATTACCTAACGTGATCTCATTGGCAATCTGATCTACAGACAAACCAGAAGTAGCTGCATCAGCGGCACCGATGGCAGCAACAGCGTTAACACCACTAGCTTGCAATACTTGTTCAATCTGTGCTGCACCTAAGCCCTGACCAGCTAACTGAGCAGCATCAGCAGCAATGAATTGAGCATCAGTTAGCGTAGAAGGAGTAGCTGCTTCAGCACCACCAAAGAGTCCACCAGCAAAAGTCCCACCAGCAGACAACAGAGCAGCCTTCAGAGGATCTTGTCCGGTAGCAGCGCCTGCTGTGCCCGCAATCGCTGCGTTTCCTAAAGCACTTGCAGCAGTTCCAGTTAATGATCCACCAGAAAGAGAACTACCGAGCAAACCACCAGCACCGCCCATTGTTAATGCAGTAGCCCAAATTGGTGCGGTTTCTTTAACTATATCGGCAAGGCCGCTGAACGCATCGCCAAAGAACCCTTTAGAGCCTTTAAATTTGTCAGCACCAATTACGTTACCAGACGTATCCAATATTTCATACGGGGTGCCGCCGCCAGTATTTGTGTAGCGGAGAATACGTCCGGTAAGCTCACCGCCCGACAAATCGCCCTGCTCAATGCTACCCGTCTGACCAGTTGCCTCGGGGTAGTAATACACCCCATCCAATATCATCGTCTCGCCATTAGCAATGCGCTGCCATTGTTCAGGAGTAGGCACACCGTTGCTTTGCTGGGTCTGAGTAGAAACAGCAGGAGCAGGCGCTGGTGCAGATACTGTAGCAGGCGGCATGAATAAAGCATTATCAAATCGCTGAGGAGAATAAAACAAACTATTCTCAGTATCCTGGGCGGAATCATCTACCCAAATAATCTCTCTTGTATCAGGATCGAATTGCCACATTATTATGCCTTCCTGTAGACTTCAAATGTATTGACAGTACTCATCACTGAAGCAGCTTCAGACAGAATACGAACTTCGTCGCCTTCTTCAAGTACAATGTAAGCACCACCATCAAACTTGATGAAGTTAGTGTGTGTTAACAAATAAGCATCAAGAATAACAATTTCAGTGTTAGCGCTCTTATCGTACCAGTACACATCGACTGTCTTGTTGTTGCCTGTAGTATTAACAACGTAACACAGATTCCAAAGAGCATAGTACCCCGTAGGAACAGTGTATACAGTTGTTTTTACGTTAGCTGCTAGATTGTTTCCTACGGAGTATTGTCTCATTATGCCCACATCCTCTTAGGTGCTACAGGATAGACTTGGAATGGTTGTAGTTCAGGTGCTTCTACATTGTGTCTGACGTTGACATGCCAGCCATCAATCGGAGCCATCTCATCCACCGGGCCTTCCGGGGTCTTCAGCGTCTTGCCCGTGGGCTTGTAGATCACGCCAACGACATCCACCGCCGCGTACTTGGGCAACAAGACCGTCTCCACGGTGTCACCCTGGACGTTGGTCTGCTCGGTGAACAGCGCCGCGTTGGCCTCGGCTTCGGTGTCGAAACGTAGGAAGAAGTCAAAGTACATGGGTGCCTCACTGAATGGGTCGAAGGGGTCGTTCATTTGCGTTTCCTGATCCAGCGCACCAGCGGCATCAACGCCAAGCCGTCTAGGAATCCGCGTAGGAAGTGGGTCATGTCGTAATGGAGATGAGTTCCGCTTGTGACAATGAACGCGGATAGTAAGTAATTCTCTGTATGTGAGAGTTATAAAAATTGGTGGTCGCAGAAACCGCACCAATTCTCATAATGTTCAATCCAGACGGCAAAGTGACTGTTGTGTCTTCTGTGCCCGCCGCGCCATTGGCAGCACCTTGAAGGCGGTTTGTGGCGTAAGCAAAAGCAAATTTAGACGCCGCGCCAACAGTTGGTGGTGTTACTAATCCACCTGTTCCCTGAGATGCACCGCCGGTAGTTATTGATGAGTAAAAACCGTTTGTGAACAAGTAAGAAATAATCCGGTTATTAACCGTGCCATCGTTAACAGCAATGGTGTTAGGGAAGGCCGACAGCCCAGGGGCCACCGTTGCTTCCACATAAAAGCTACCAGCACTCGCGTTATACCAAGGCGACAACGTATTCACTGAAGCCACATCGGCTGCACGGGTCAGCGCGGTGGTGGTGGTGGGGATGACGGAGGTGGCAAACGAGCCAAGCTCTAGCTGCGGCAGGCCGATGCGTAAGGTGATGTCGATGGCGACGCCAGAGGCAAACACGAAATAAATTTGCGGCTGTATAAAAGCAGTTCCGACAATGGCGTTTGTGCCTGAAGCCGTAAATCTTGTGAGGTTTGCAGTTATCGAGGATGGACTGAGTGGGCCTGCGTAGCCCCCACCAAGAAACGCGCCCCCCGCGTCCCACAGTAATCCGCTCTGACCAACCTGCGAGATATTTGTTGTGCTTCCGCCAACAAGTGCTAACCACGCCGAACCAGTCCATGTCTGACCATTGACTGCCGGAATTGCAGCGGTTCCGTTAGGCTCCAACCTTAATGAAAACTGAGTTGTGCTGGTCGTGCCACTAAGACGGATATCGATGTAAGTAATCCCATTACTGGTTCCGGTGCCAACTACCTGCTGGGTCAGCGTGCCAAGACTTGCAGTCGCCCAATTCGTCGGCAACGTCCCCGGCGTGCCTGCCACCGCTCCTACCATCGTGTTGTTGCGGATGGAATTGGTGCGGGACTCTTCAATCAGCAGCCCCTGAGCCGCCAGCGTGCTGGGGTTGTAGTCGAGGCGTGGGGCGTTGGTTGCTGCGCTGGTCAGCACCCCAGCCGAGTTGAAGAACGTGGCCGTGGACGCACGGGTGAAGGTGATGATGTCGCTGAAGTTTTTAGTGACGAGTGCCATGATCTTCTCCTCCCGTTAAGTAGTTATAGTTTGGAGATCAGCGTTACTGAGTCTCCGAGGGTAGTAGGTGATGCGGCGGAGGTAGCCGTTGAAGAAACCACCAGTCCCGTCATGGTTTGAACCAAGTCGCAACTGATTTACGTTTTGAACCGTAGTGCCAACACCAGTCCCAGCAATCGCGCCGCTATCCGCCAAAGCTGAATCACCAGATTTGTTTCCAAGTGCAATTTTTCTGATTGCAGTTGTGGTCCATGAAGAACCGTTTATGGTCGCACCAAACGACAGCGCAGTGCTCAGAGCCGAACTTTGTCTGTACAACGCAATGCGATTGCTTGATGTTCCATCAGAAAATTGCAGCGCATTTTGGTTTGCTGTTGCAGACAGGCCAATTAAAGCGACCTCTGCATAAGCAGTACCTTCCGTCGCGTTATACCAAGGCGACAACGTATTCACCGACGCCACATCAGCAGAGCGCGTGAGGGCTGTGGTCGTGGTGGGGATCACGCTCGTTGCGAAGGCACCTTGCTCTAGCTGAGGTAATCCAATACGCAAGGTGATGTCGATGGTGACACCGGAGGCAAATCCGAACGCTATGCCTAAAACGACTCGCTCTACAGATGCGTTAGCGATAGTTCCGGTACTTGTGTACCTTGTAAGCGTTGAAGTTACGCCTAACAAACTCAGATTATTGACTGCTCCAACAAACGCCCCCGCCGCTGTACGCCCATCAATGGTTAGATTTAATGCATTTATGTTTGTTGTGGAACCGCCAATTAAAGAAGCCCAAGCCGAGCTTGCCCATGTTTGACCATTCACTGCAACAATTTGTGCAGCTTGTTCAAAACTAAGCGTGAAGCCGGTTGTGCTGGTCGTCCCGCTTACACGATAGTCAATATAGTTGACGCCGTTTGTCGTTCCCGTTCCAACTACTTGCTGCGTTAAAGTTCCAAGCCCGATGCCAAGAATCGTCCAATTCGTCGGCAGCGTCCCAGGCGTCCCAGCTACCGCCCCTTGAGCGGTGTTATTGCGGATGGAATTGGTGCGGGACTCCTCAATCAACAAACCCTGTGCAGCAAGCGTCGAAGGGTTGTAGTCGAAGCGGGGGCCATAGTAGGCTGTGCCTGAAGTCGCATTCACCGCGGTTGCCACAGAGCCAAGCTCTAGCTGCGGCATGCCGATGCGCAGAGTAAAGTCAACTGGCTGACCAGACGTTACCTGCCATACAAATCGAACTGAAACAAACGCTGTTGCTGCGTTGTTCAGGGTTCTAACTTGCGAGTATCTTGTAAGAGATGATGTAATTGCAATATTTGTCAGAGAATTGGTCAAGAAACCTTGAACAGCGTCTGACTCTCTTAGTTCGATGTTTGCATTTGTGTTAGCCAGTGATCCACCGACTATGGCCGCCCAAAAACTCCCTGTCCACGCCTGTCCAGACAACCCGGCGACCAAAATGTCCGGCACAAGGTTGTAGTACGACGAGACTGAAGGCGTGCCATTGACACGAACATCAAGGTAGGTAATGCCATTCAGCGTGCCAGTGCCTACGACAGTTGAAGTCAACCCCGCCACAAGCACGCTTTGCCAGTTGGTCGGAAATGTTGATGGGGGCACCGCACCAACCATCATGTTGTTGCGGATCGCATTCATCGGCGCGTATACCAACGTGCCGGTAGAGTCAAACTGCGTGGCATTACTGCCCCGCGTGAACGTCACGATGTCGGCGAAGTTCTTTTGTTCAATCCCGGTAGGGCCTTGAACAGAATACTGTGCTTCTACCTGATAGAATAAAGAAAGAAAGTTAGTATTTAAGGTGTAATCTTCAGCCGTAGAAGCAAACAAAGGGTTAGACAATGAACCAACAAAGTTCAAATCTAACGAAGGGCCTAAGTAGTATAAACCACCACCAGCAAGCGTATTAAAAGGAATAAAACCAGTATCTGATACCTGCCAAGCAGTAGTTGCAGCATTGTCTACAAACACAGGAATGTAGTCAATCCATGCCTGTTTGCCAGTAGTGGTAACTAAGAAGTCACAAGCAAGATATCCGTTGGTATTAAAAGAGTTAGCAATGTCCGCACCAGTTGCTTGCAACTTCACAGGAATGTAATCCGTCCACCGCTGAAGACCAGTAACACTGGGCAGAGCGAATACAACCATCTGTGATTCTTTACTGGTACTGACTGACGATGGATAGGTTACAGGAATCATTACTTATCCTCTTTAGGAGGTCGTCCTCGACGCACCTCAGGTTGTTCTTTATCTTCGACAAGAAGCTCATACCCGTCATGGGTCTTCATTGCATCGTTGTCATGATCTTCGGTAAACTCAATTACGTTACCGGTAAGTTTACATTTCCACTTCATCAGTTACCTCCAAGGAGACTGATGATGCCCTCCGAAGAGGGCACCAAAGTTAACAATTAGAACGCAGGACGACCAATGACAACCTTCCAAGTGGAAGAAGCTAAGTCAAGAGCCGCAGAAGCATTCAAGTTAGAGATACGAATAACCAGCGTGTTAGCAGCAGACACATAGGCCAGAACTTCTGCGTCAGCAGTCAAGTTCACGCCAGGACCAACACCCAAAACCATGTCACCAAGAGCAAGGCCAGGGATCGTGAACGTACCGGTGTCTTCTGCGCCAGCAGCAATCGAAGCCGGATCAACCGTCAACGTAGCTTGCCACATTTCATTGAAGACACCACCAAACTGTTCACGCCCTTGCTTGACACTGGCGACGGTAGCGGTAGTAAAAGGCATAATTCCTCCTAAGTTATAAAGAAGCCCCCGTAGGGGCTCCTATGTCAATTAGGCCGGAACAGCGATAGCGAACGCACCCGTGGGCACATCGGCGTCATCGCCCTTACGGACAATCTGCACACCGTACAGCGTGTCAACCGTCAGCAGGTCACCCAGGTACTCTTGCTTGTACTGAGTCTGCGAACGCACACCCATTTGCTCAGCCAGCACCAGAGCTTCCTTCTGGAACAACAGAGCGATACGAGCAGCGCCAGAGCCAGAGGTCGTGTCGCAGTTAGGAGTCACGTAGACTTCCACGCCGTACACGTTACCAATACGACCATTGCGGATCGTGTTAGCAGCACCGCCTTCACCAACGAAAGCCTGCTCAGTGTAACGAGCAATGCCCATCAGCGTGTTGCGAGCAGACGGAGGAACGATCAGGAAGCGGTCTTCCATCGGCAGATCGTTGTCGTCCAGACGCTGAATCATACGACGGATACCGGCATCGGTCAGAGCGGATTCGTTATTAGAAGCAGCCACATAAGCGGTCGTACCGTTGCCACCAGCAAAGGCGGTAGCGTACACGTTGGTGCCAGCACCGTTGTTGGCAGAGCGACCCAACTGGATCAGATCCGTGTCCACTTGACGAGCCAGAGCGTAGCCAGCGTCATCAGTGTAGAACCGACGCAGCGAGGACAGAGCCTGCACCGACACGATGTCTTCGATCAGACGCGACACTTCGAAGTGCTTGTTGATGAGAACCTGCACGTTAGACTCAGTGTCTTGCTGAATCTTGACGGTAGCGTTAGCGCCCTTAGCCTGAGCCACAGCACGGCTGGGCATCGGGATGTTGATCGTGTCACCCTTCTTGCCCTTGTGGTTCATCTTGCGAACCAGATTTGCCATCACAAGATTCTTCTTGTAGGCAGCGATAACTTCGTCTGCTAAGGATTTTTCAATCCTTTCGACTATAGCTTCCCAAAAGCATTAGAATATGCTCTTGAGCCGTTTCACTTAGTCTGTGCGGGTCACGCTTCATTAGCTTAAGCTCTTCTCGTACAGCATCCAGCACTTCTTGCTGAAGCCGTGTACCCTTCAAGTTTGTCTCCATCCAAAGACAAAACCGAGCTTGTTCTTTCTTCAAGATAAGATGATTAACAACATTGCGAAGAACGGGACAAGCTGCTTTGTAGCCAGATAATGTCCAAGAAGTGGAGTTTTGCCACTTATCGTTCTTGCTTTCACGATGTTCCAGATGCCCGCCGAAGTTGGCTTGACACTGTACCAGTAAAAACTGTGCAACATTCGCCATGCCTATACGCATACGCGGCTGAATGTAGAACTGTTCGTTTACTTTTGTCGTGGCGAGGTCAATACAACCTTCGCCGTCAATCAATCCTGCTAAATACTTCCAACTTACTCGCTTCATACTACCTCCTGTAGTGAATTGCGACTTTGGTATTTCGTGTTCCCTCTGATTAGGGTTTTCTACGCCCTTCCCAGTTATTCAGAAACGGTTTTTATTTGGCCATTACGACAACCAAACTTCTGGGATAAACGAAGCAGCGGTGGTAGTCGTTACGTTGTTAGCACTACCGTAAGCGCCATTGGAAACAGCCATTTTAATACTCCTTGATTAAATTTACTTCACGCGACCTTCTGAATACGCCCTCATGATTTCGTCAGATAAGGCATCATATCGGTCGGGATTTTCTAAACGTAGCCGGATAAGGTCGGCACGACGATAAACCTTCTTTGAAGTTTCCCCTGTACCTGCCGTGTTGACCATTGCAGTCTTCATCTGAGCATCTCGGGTCTGCTTAGCACTATCAGTTACCTGAGTCTGCTTTACACCACGGATCTGCTTAAAAGTACTGATAAGTTCATCAGCAGCAGTAAAATCATACTGACTGTCTGCCATAGCAAACATATTCAATCGAAGCGGAGAAGCCTTCACCCATTCAACGAAATCACCGTCACGCACGACATCAGCAAAATCAGGGTGCTTCTTAGCAAGCATTGCCTGCGTCTGAAGCTGCTTCATTTGTGCTGCTGCCTGCTTTGCAGCGAGGACATCAGGGTGACTTGCTACAGCCTTCTGAACTGCCAGTTTGGGATCTTCAAAGAAATCCAGTTCAACTTCTGGTTCTTCTTTGGGTTGTGCTTGTGGCTTTTGAGCGAGTTGCTGTTTAAGCAGTTCATCCGCTAATCGACGTACTTCACCAACCTCTTGTGCCTGCTTACCAATGAGCTTTTCAGCCTCTTGGTGCATACGTACAATGTCTTCAACACTTTTGCCCCGATACTTATCAGGAATGTTTACCGGTGGTTCACTGACTTCTGGCTTTGCAGCCTGAGCAGCTTGAAGTTCCTCGACAGCAGAAATTTCACTGTCGTTACCCAGTTCGTCATCATCAACAATCATACCTAACCTTTCTCCTGCCTTGCGGTTCTAGGAGTATAAAAATGTCAGCTTAGTCTGAGTCTTTCTCAGAGGCTGCTTGTCTGTACTTTTCAGCACGGGTACGTATCCACTTATCAGCAGCACCAGGGAAAGCCCCGGTAAAGCCTTCTAAGTTGATTCTAGGCGTAGAGATTAACCTTACAGATTGCTCAGCACACCTTGGGCACTGAATCTCTCTAATTTCACTCTCTACAAGTTTCTCTGTTAGATGCCCGTTAGAGCATGCAAATTCAAAGATTTGTCTCATTCTGAAGTTCCTCAAATACCTTTTCACACATCTGTTTACGATTGACAATCAAGTCTAAGATGTCTAGTTGTCCTTTTCGGAACCAGAGATCCTTCTCGTCTTTGATGTTCTCTATCTTAATAACTTCAGATTGAAGAGCCTTCATGTCTTCTACAAGGTCTTTCCAACCTTGCGTTACAAACATTGAAAAGGCTTCTTCGTAATATCGTTCTAGGCTTTTATCCATAAGGAAACCTTGTTGTTAAACAGTGTTGCATCATACCACAAAACGCTCTTGTTGTCAAGAGGTTTTACAGAAATTTTGCACCAAATTGTAAAATACTGAATAAAATAGCAGCAGACACCCAAACACCAATGCCTCGGTTAATCCACTGATCAACTTTCTTTTCGGTTTTGCTTAAGGTACTTTCGTGGACTGCTAACTTAGTTTCACATTTACCAATTCGTTCTCCCTGAGAAGACTGTCGTTCTTCAATAAGAATCAGTCTTTGAATGGCATCAGTAAGTTTATCTACTTTAGTTTCTAACCGACGAAAGTCATCTTGTGAGACGGGATCAGACATTGATGTTCCTTAAGTGTAAATGGTGGGGTCTTTGTAAAGAACTTGCCATGAAGAACCATTCCAGTACTTCAAGACAGCAGAGACGCCACCGAAAGGAACACCTCCGCCTGATTCAGTAGCAGCAAAAGAGCCTGTGACAGGAATAACTACTGTTCCTGTAGCAGCAAAAACGTCTGCACCTACTTCAGCTAAATCACCAGTTCCAGTGCTTAATATCTCAGCAAGTGCTGCAAAAGAATCTGATAACGATTCATTAGCTACCTTAGAGCCAACAACAACTACGATGCCGGTAGAAGCAAATACATCGCTTCCTTCAGTTGTAGCTAATGTTCCCTGATAACTTAGTAATCCAGTACTAGTAAAGGTATCACTGCCTATTTCAGATACTGCTAGAGTACCTGTGGTTCTTATTGACCCTGTAGCACTAAGGGTGTCGTTTCCTACTTCAGTGGCTGATAAAGAACCAGAAGTGACTACGGAACCCGCAGCACTGTAAGCATCATTACCTGCTTCTGAAACAGCTAAGGAACCAGTAATTGCATTATCAACGGTAGCTGTGAATGTATCACTACCTGTCTCAGAAGCCGCTAAAGTACCTACAGTTCTAACTGAGCCTGTAGAAGCTAAGTTATCAGCAGTTGTTTCAGAGGCTGCTAAAGTACCGCTACTTCTGATAGTTCCGGTAGAAGCAAATACATCAGATCCTGTTTCAGAAGCTGCTAAAGTACCTGTTACACCTATAGGAGCACTGCCACCGCCTTGAGAAAGTAGCAGTAACAGTGCCATTAGAACACCTCAAATGTGATTTCAAATGATAAGTTACCGACAGAAGCCACAGTACCTTGCACAAAGCGAAGGCCTGAGTTTTCACGAACAATTAGGTCAGCACCTTCGTTACGAACAAACTCAGCACCTGCCGTACCTGCAATAGCAGTCGCAGCGTTAGTCTCTTCAGTAAAGATCCAACGTTGTCCCAACAAAGCACCAGCAGTTGCACCACCTGTAGGGGCTGAACGTGCTGTAATGTTTGCAGACAATGCAGCATTGTTGGTGTCCATCGTACTCAGTGTAATGGCGTTTAGTGCAGTACCGTTTGAGGTTGCTGCCGTACCACCAGTACCTACTGCCGTTGTACGGGTTAAGTTGACTTCAACACCCAGCGTACCCGTCACAGCAGTGTCGTTGTCTGCAAAGCAATACGCAGATAAGATACGAAGCGATACACCGCTGCCAGTAGCGTTAAAAAAGTCAAGATACACCTTATTGGCACCAACTGTTTGGCTGGGACAAATCATCCGGTATTGCGGTAATGAGTTTGCTAAATGACCATCAGGCATGGCAAGCATCACAACCTGATATTCTTTAGAAGAAACAAGTTGTGTTGCTACTGTTGCTCCGATGCCTGGGGTAATAGCAATGGAGTCGTTAGGTAAACTCATGCTGCGTGCGTGATGGTAGCAGAGTTAATCGTAACGGTTTGGCCCGAAGCAATGCTGGTGCTGTTCAGGTTAATGTCAGAACCAGAAGTACCAACACTCAAGCCAGTAACGATGTCAGTACCGCCAGAAGCAGTACGAATACGTGCAGCAGCGGCAGTACCGGTAGCATCGGCAGACGTATCAGACTTAGGAAAGCCAGAGAACGTCAGCACACCGCTTGCTACAGTGCCTGCGGTGGCGTCTAGAGCAATCGTAGCCAGCACAGAAGCCATGCCAGTGGTTCCAATCTCAAGAACACCAGTAGAACCAATCTGAGACACCACAGCACTCAGTCGTGCATTTTTAACAGCAGTAGTATAAGTAACAGCCATGATTTATCCTTTAAGAAATATCGTACCAAATGTCACCAACTTGAGGAGACACAGGCTCAGTAGCAGAAACAGTTGTTGTAGGACCAGAGTATTGCTGAATCACTGAAACATTGCTTCCAGATTGTCCAACATTAAGCTGACCAGCATCAATTTCAGATCCATCAGACAGTTTTAACACCAAGGAGTTATCAAAGTCTACTTTGGCATCAACTACTGACACACCATCAGCACCTGCTTTGCCTTTAGCGCCAGCAGGCCCTTCTTTTCCTTCTTTGCCAGGAATACCTTGCGGTCCTTGAGGCCCCGAAGGGCCTTGTTTACCTTGTTTTCCTTCTTTGCCAGGAACTCCTTGAGGGCCTTCTAGCTTCTTAATTGTGTCAGCTTGAGTGGTAAGCTCCTTTAACTGTTTTTTGAGCTTACCGATGTTCTCAGCCAGTATGAGGAGCTTATCTTCATCCATTATTCACCCAATGCTGTATTAAAGCGTTCCGTTTCCTTGCGCTTTGTTTCCATTTGAGCTAAAGCAATACGTTCATTGCTGTCAATGTCCTTTTCCCTCAAGGCAATATCAGCAAGTTTGACTCGACGTTCAAAATCCTTGCTTTCGTTGTCTTCATTCAGGTTGTTAGACAGTGCAGCGATGTATTTTGCTTGTGCAACTTGAGGTGCAATCTGAGCCTCCACAGTAGCCTTTTGAGCTTCAGCAGACTCTCTAGCAGCCTTAGCCTGCAATTCCTGTACTTGAGCTGCCAGAAGCTGCATTTGAGCCTGTTGCTGAGCCATAGCAGCCTCTTGGGCAGCAGGATCAGGCTGACTCATCTGTTGCAGTGCAGCAATCAAGTCACCACGGTTGCTCAAACTACTGTTTTCAAGGATACCCTTGAGGATCAGAGGCAGAACAGGCGTATCAGGCCCCAAAGTCTGCAACAAAGCAATCATCTGTTGCTGTTCAAACTCACGAGCAAGGATACCAAGCGTTGCCGTAGGCACAAACGTCATATCCACAGAAGGATAACGTTCAGGATCAAACTGCATGTACCTGAATACAGCCTTGTTAATGAACGGAATCATGAAATCTTCTTGGAAATTAGTCAAGGTTCGCTTATACTTCTTGATAATTCCTGCCATAGCCATCGACATACCACCGGCAGAAGCATCACGGGGTACGTTACTAGGCATGCCAGCACTGTCAACGGTGCCAGTAGCTTGTAGAAGCATTCTCTCAAAGTTCTGAGCAGCCGCCACCGCATTACCGTCCGTCTGACCAAACTTAAACGGGTACAGGATTTCACTTGGAGCACCGTTAGTCAGAATAGCCTTACCGGGCTTGATCTCAAACTTGGCACCACGCGGCAGTCGCGTAGCGTCCATAGCGATCATAGGAGCCGTTGTAAGGGCCAGAGAGTCCATATGAGCACGCAGTTGACCGTCAATGGCCTTCTGCATGTTGTAGGCCTTCTCAACAGTACCGCGACCCCAGAAGCGTCCAGGCACCGTATCATCCTGATAGGCCACCACAGGACGATCCTTCATCATGTACGGGCTTTCCTCAGCCTTTAGAAGGATACCATCGTTAGCAATCACAACAATAGCCTCAACTAAGTTGCAATGCTCGTCTGCTTCTGAGCCTTCAGGGAACAACTCTTCGTATTCGTCTTCTTCAGGATACAGATACTCTTTGGGAACTAAGCCGTAGTACGTCAGTAGCTTAACCTTATCGTCGTGATAGGTACGAAGTTCCTGCGTAGGCTCCAAGTCATCGTCAGAATACACTGGTCCGATGTTGGCTTTCTTGTAAATACCCTTCTCAATGTTCTCAACTACTTTGTGAATTGAGACATACTTCTCAATAGCGACACCCAAAGCATCATCAATGCTGTCTGCGTTAGGGTCAATAAGGAAATTCTTAGGGTTTACAGGCTTGATCTTGACCGTAACACGCTCAGACTCCGACACACCAATGGCTGCTGCTTGCACCCCCGGCATCGGTTGCGTAGCAGGAGTGTATTCCATCTCAGTACCGACAAGGATTTCACCGATGCCAGTACCGTAGATCTCAGCCATCAACTCAATCTGGTCTACAGACTTCTTGATCTTGTCTTTCTTGAAGTCTTCATGAAGCTGTTTACGGATGGCTTCAATGTCCAGAGGGTTGCCATCGATGTCTTTGAGGTCATCAGAGATATCAAAGAACTCTCCGTTACCAAAGATAGCTTCCATGATCTCAGCATGTCGGGTCTCCACAGCCTGCTGCGTGGCAGGACTGATGATACGACTACGCTCAGAGTCTCTGGTCTTGTCCGCAGCATCCCAAATACCACGGAAGATACGCTCGTATTCTTCCCACAGTTCTTGGAAGTTAGAATCTCTATGGTCACGCCACCGATCACAGTGGTCAACAACCCAGGAAGTTAACTCACGTTCCTCTTCTGAAGGTTCCTCAAAGAGGCTCTCAGGCGGTTTGTCGTTATAATCGTCCATCAATACCCCGCTATTTTGTCAAAAACTTCGTACTCTTCTTCTTCATAATCTTGAAGATAAGGAGTAACAGCTAATTGATCTACATAGGACAAAGCATCAACCAAGTCGTCATGCACACCTGCTGTAGGGAACATGATAAGCTGATCGACAAACTCTTCCCAATCCTCGTCCTCGTTAAAGCTGATACGACCATGCTCAAGTCTTCCCTGAAGACCCCACACAACTCTTTCAGCCTTCTTCTTGTTACCGTGTGTCAGATCAGTGATGTGCGAATAGATGTTGTTTTTACGCATCAGATCCGTTAGATACGGTAACACTGCATTCTTTAATGAACCACGCTCAATACCAACACCAATGGGTTGATGATCCCTGATGGACTTTAGGATGTTCACAGCAGTGGTTCTGATATCCCATCGTCCATGTCTGATCTCTTTAACCCACCAATCACCATTGTCAGTTACCTTGACAATAGCAATAGCTGATTCATCTAATCTCTTCTTTGCTGCGCTAGCAGTAGACCCTACGTCCTCAAAGCCTGCTAAGTCAATAGCAACGACATAAGAGCCATACTGCGGCTCTGGTGCTGTCTTGAACCATTCTTGCTTAAAGACATCAGCACCTGCGTTGTCAAAGCTACTCAAGTACTCTTGCTTAAAAGCAAAGGAACTTAGTGTTCGTTTAGCAGCTTCAATTTCTTTAGGATCGATTGTTTCGTTATCTTGGGTGGTGAAGTGCCATGCCTTCCACTCTTCATCTTCATCCGACAACCCTAGCTTATAAACATCGTAGAACCAGTTTCTACCGCTAGGAGTTGAGATGAATAAAGCTCTACCTTTTTTGTCGGACAATGCAGCACGAAGAATCTTCTGCCATACATCTTCTTTAATGAAGGCGCATTCGTCCAACACTAAGTATGTTAAACTCACACCACGAAGACTGTCAGGATTGTCTGCGCCTCTGATCAGAATCTTTCTACCGTTGATAAGACTGATCTCAAGGTTGTTAACGTGACTGCTCTTGATTACAGGTCTTCCAAGCTCATGTAGAAGATCCCAGATAATCGTTCGTGCTTGTCCTAGCGTAGGAGCCACATACATCACATGACTGCCTTCAGGACAGTTTAGAGCCTCTATGAGAAGCGTTACTGCCGACAACCTAGACTTACCACATCGACGACCAGCAGCTACAACCTTGAACCGTTTATCGCTCTTGAAGACATCCTGCTGCCACTTAAGTAGTTGGAAGTTAAGACTCGTCATCAATCACCTCCGTGTACTCAGCATCGCTGACATCATACACTTGCTCAGTGTTTACCGTTGGTGAGTTAAGCCCACTAATGTTGATGCTGATCTGAGGTACACCACCTCCACTCTTATTGGTAACATCAAAGGCACTGATGGGTGCAACTCTGTCAATAACTAGCTTCCAGGCTGCTGCTTGATTTTTATTCTCTGGATCCAATGCTGCATCAAAGATAGCCTCTAAGACCTTAGCACTCTTAGGTGATGCAAGCATACGCTGTACATACCCATCAATAATTGCCTTGGTGCCCTTAGGTCTACCGACAGGTCTATTCTCTTTGATTGCTGCAAGGTCAGACTTACTTGGTCTTCCCTTAGGGTTGCCTGAAGGCTTGGTCATGTCTTTATCCTTATAGGAGACGGTATTGTGAGCGGTAGCTTAAGTATAGTACTATAAAGTTCTGACATGCTGCATTTACGTCAGGGGGTTCCTAATGAACTACCCTAAGTATGTTTAAATGCAATCATTGTTAGAACCTTGATGTGTCTGAACAGCCGCCCACTGTTCGGTTTCATTGAGGCCCCTGTCTTGTATTCATCGTACAAGAATACTTATCATAGCACATTTCTGTCATTTTGTCAATAGCTTTTTAATATTTATTTTTAGTAGATGTACATTGTTGTTTATTTACAACAGTGGCTAACTTTAAAGTCCCCCATCCAGGGTGTACGGATTGGACTCCCTAGTTCCTTACTTTTTCTAGATCTGATAAGTACTTACCCTAGTCTTTTGCATGAAACGTAAATGAGAATTATTCTTATTTAGGTCTTTCTAGTTTTACTTTTTTGTAAGCTCTATTTACTTTTTTGTAAGCGTTAGAGGCTCCATCAACAATTACTACAGCAGTCTGACCCCTCCCCCGGGTCTTCACAGCACACTGACGATCAGCATACACATCATCAGTACACTGACGATCTATATAAGTACATGCTTATATGCTTATATAAGTCTATGATGATGCACCAATGTAATGCGTTTTACATTATGGAATGACGTTTTAGATCGTGGGAGACACTGAAGTGTGGAGCATTGGTGGTGCCTCTGAAGCATACCTGAGCATACCTGACAGGTACTTGATAGTGCACTCAAGCTCCAGGCCATTGGTGTTCCACGTGAAACAATGCAGCATGATAGTGTGGTAAAAATACAACAGTGATACTAGGGTTTGTCCCTAGAAAATAGTTATTGACAGGCTCAAAAGATACGCTATAGTTCATTCATCGCAGCAAACAACGCAGCGACAACGCAACCAGGAGAACAGACCATGAATATGCAAGAGATCATCCAAGCACTCATCAAGGATCGTCTGATTGAGAATGCTAAAATGCAGGCGCATGACAGGAATTTTGACAACATCTCCATGCTGGTTGCCATCGCTACCGGGCGTGTTGTCAGTCACACTATGTTGATTGACATCGCAGACGAACTGCTGTTGCGTCCTGAACTGTACTGAGGAGTCACCATGAAGGTCTTTGTCTACTTCAATCTTCACAAGCGGACCTTCTCTGTCAAGGCTCTTGAGGGGCCTAACAAGGGAAGGGTTATCAAGCACACTGACGAGGTGTTCCTCCACGGTGTACAGTTCAAGGTCTCTGAGGCTGGTCGTCAGCGTGTCATCAAAGAGAAGCGGAAGAACGTACACGCTGGGGTTGTCGGTCACATTGATTGTCCGCGTATCATCAACGATGACGATGTGCTGATCACTTACAATCCTTACAAGTACAGCACCTTCGTCGACCGTCTTGATGAGTCTCCCGTGACATCAGCGAATCATGTGAGGATGACTGTCGAGGACACGCCTAAAGGTCGCTTTGGTATCATCCGGGCAATCCATGCTTGGTGAGGGTTTACACCTAGGGCACTACAGACACTGGTGCCCTACACTGTACACCTTCCCTCAACCCTGACACACTGGAGAACTAACATGTATTTTGACCGATTCGACATCGCCGAAGCCTACTATCTGGCCCTGTCACACTGCCACGGCGGCCAATGGTCGCGGGAATACGCTAGGCTCTGCAAGTTGTCCCGTAAGTTCAAGCCGTCGCCGTTGCTTGACGTTGACAACCTGACCGAGAACGGACGTATGATCTATGATGCCGCATGCGAGCGTATGCTTGCGACAGCCTGAGGAGAACTAACATGAACAAAGCCTTCACCCTTGCTGATTGTGTTTTTGCCGTGGCCTATGGTGTCGCCCTGGGTCTCTTGATTGCTGCTTACATCTGAGGAGTGTTTCCAATGGTCCGCATCTCTGTTACCTCGAAACTTGACGGCATTCGTTCATGGTCCCTGCAAGCCCTTGAGACCTGTCCAGGGTCCATTGCAGACGATGGGGGCTTGGTCGATGCCTGCAAGGGTTGTTATGCCACCACAGGGAACTATCGTTATCCTAACGTCAAGGCTCCACGTATTGAGAACAAAAAGGATTGGAAACGAGACTCATGGGTTGACGATATGGTCAAGCAATTAGACTCAGACCGATACTTTCGGTGGTTCGATTCTGGCGATATGTATAGTCTAGAATTGGCAGAGAAGATCCATGCTGTTATGGTTCGGACTCCATGGGTTAAGCATTGGCTACCTACCCGCATGGCTAAGTTCGCTAAGTTCAAGGCCATCATTGACAGCATGAAAGCACTAGACAATGTGTCCGTGCGTTTCTCCTCTGACAGCATCATGGGAGACTACTATGCAGGCCTTCACGGGTCTACCATCGTCCCTGATGCTGCTGTCGTCCCTGAAGGGGCTACATTGTGCAGAGCATATGAAAATGACGGTAAGTGTAATGGGTGCAGAGCATGCTATGATAAGTCTGTACCCGTGATTGCCTATCCTGCACATGGCAAGGGCATGAAGAAAATTATCACAATCAAATTGTCTAAAGCTTGACTAAGGGTTTACACTTAGAGCATTGTCGGACGATAGTGCTCTAAAATGTGCACCTTGCACTTAACCGGAGCCTTTCATCATGTTCACTCGTGTAACCCTCTCAGACTTCCGTGACGCCTTCCGTTCTCATGGTCGCCGTGACCAGTTCAGTTACGATGGACTGCGCGTCATCTTTGAATACCTTGAGGAGTACGAAGACTCTACCGGCTCAGCCGTGGAGCTTGATGTAGTCGCTATCTGTTGCGACTACGTAGAGATGACTCCGGAGGAGA